TAACATCAAGAACGACCCCCAATCAGAGAAGCAGATAGCGGAAGCCGAGCGTATGCGTAGAGAACAGGCGAAAAGGCAGTTGGTACTTAATATGATACCGGGATTAAGCCTTAACATAAAAGGCATGAGTAGATCTCAAAATTAATGTTACATTTGTGAAATCATTAAACGTTTTTAGATATGAAAAGATTGTTGTTTTTATTCGTTATGTTATTGACACCATTCGCTTTGATGGCGCAGGAGGTAATCCCATCAGAAGGGACTATCACAATTGATCTAACTACCTTTACCGGCATCATGGCTTTCGTCACGATGTCAGCTACTCAGCTAGCTAAGGTGGTGCCGTATATCGACACCCACAAGTGGGCTAAGATCCTATCGGCTGTAGTTATCGGCATGCTGGTATGTATCCTGGCTTGGTTCCTTCAGGTATCCCCGTTGTTAGTAGGGAGTGAATGGTGGGAAGCTCTGTTGTATGGGGTGGCTGTCGGGCTTAGCGCTGCTGGCTTCTATGACTTGGTGAAAACGATAGGTTCGTTATTTGTAAAAAGGATTTAAAAGAAATAGGTTGATATAATGCGATAGCTATATGGTTTATTGTAGGTAATATAATCAGCTATCGCATTTTATTTTTTATTGTTTGTATTTTTTAAATCCGTATTTTTTAGCTATACTATTTATTATACCTTCATCTATATTAAACCATTCTCTATCTTCTTTAAATCCTAATAAAAGTTTATGCATATACGACTCGATGTCGTCATCTATTGTGTATATCATTTCTATATTTATATTTGATACCCTAAGAGCTGATAGTCTTTTTTTTATATTAATAGCTCTACCTATTTTACAAAGACCTGATATTCTATCTATTGCTATATACGTTTTATATCTATTATTTGAAATGCTTCTATAATTTTTTGATATACTGTTTAGTATTTCATCTATAATCTTTGTCGAGGATATTGAGTTTATTGCATAAGATATTAGATGTGCCTTTATTTTATCATCTATATTCATTACGATTGATATAAATACTCTGTAATCGACAAACCATTTTTGTCCAGGCCCTTTACCTTTTCGGTATGCTAATCCAACATTTTTTAAATCAGATATTGTCTTTATGCTTTTTTCTGGCATATCTATTTGTCTTAATATATTATTGATTACGTTTTGTGTTATACTTGATGTTATGTAATGATCAGTTCTAATTTTTGGATTATTCTTTGATTCTCTATACGAGTTTATTATATATACAAAGTCTGTTATGCAAATAAAATTGTCTTCTTTGTTGAACTCAATACTATTTTCTGATATTTCTCTATTCATTGTTTTGTAATGTTTGTTTTTACGCGAATATATAAAATAGTATGCATTACAACAATATTTATAGGTGTTTTTATGCATCTTTAAAAGATTGATTTAAAACAAAGACTCATCGTTGCTAAATGATGAGTCTCTATTTTTTTTAAACTATCTTTGTATCATAACGAAATAATTTGATATATGGGAAAATATGTAATTAAAAGGAAGATACCTAAATATCAAGATGCCGGGGAAGTCGGGTCGTATATGTTTGGTAATATGGATGGCATACAGGGGCTAGGCATGGAGCCTTTGGTAAATACCAACAAGGGATTACCTGCGCCAGCCAGTCCGTTAGGAATATATTCTATGGATACGCCTGACCGGTTGAGGGATAAATATGATACCGCTTTTGAGCAGAAGGATATGAATGATATGTTCCCGGCTAGCTTCAAAGGTAGTTTGCAACGGATAGCTGAAAATTATCAAGACAATGCTATTACATTTAATAATGTGACTGTTAATGATGTTGATAAGTCTAAGACCGGTTCAGGCGAGACGGATGTTTTTGATTTTACTACCATCCCTTACTATGGCGCTGATGATATAGGGTCTAGATTCACTCAGATGGGTCGTGGTATAGGACGTATGAGAAGCGAGGGATATGGAGATTTATCCACTGGGGCTAAAACAGCTAATACGATAACCACCATAGCCTCAGGAATTAGTGGTATCATGGGATTGGCTCGTAACGTGGTTTCCGGGATAGCGTCTGAGAAAGGTACTCGTACCAATATAAGGTTGGCTCAGGAACGTGAGGCCAGACAAAGAAGACAATCCCAGATGCAGTATAAGGATGGTGGGGGTGTTTATCTAGGGCCTAATAATAGGTTCGATAGCGGAAGCCTTACCGGTGAGTATCTGTATCCGTTACCTAAGTCGATGGAAGATCAAGCCAACGTAGAGGTTGAGAAGGGCGAATATGTGGAGCAGCCCGGAGAGGCGCCGATGGAGGCTATGGGGCAGAAGCACGCCGATGGTGGAACCCCCGTTTCCTTGGAGCAGGGAACGAAGGTTATTACCGACGACACAACCATAGAGCCGGATTTCGCTAAATACATCAGAGATACGTATGGGATCAAAGCCACGCCTAAGGATACGTATGCTACGTTAATGGACAGGTATAAGGCTAAGATCGGTCTTAAATCGGCTTACGATGATCAGAAAAAGGCGCTGGAGAAGCTGAAGAAAAACGATAAGATAGATGACGAGAATACAAGGCGTTTAAACGCTTCCATATTATCTAAGGCTATAAATGATAGTAACGATACCGTTAATGGCTTAGAGGGAAGATTTACGGACTTCGCTAATGTCATATACAGGGAGCAGGAAGACCGGAAGATGAAGAAGGATGAGGATACGTATTTCGCTAAGGGTGGTGAGATAGATAACATCATATCCAGATCCATGAAAGAATACGGTCTTACGGAGGAGGATATAGCTGAGGCTAAGAAAGAGCTGCTTAAGAAAGTGGCTGGTATTCGCCAGAAGATGGAGATAGGAGGCACGTCTTTGTTCGGTCGTAAATTAACTTTCCGCCCGATCGAGAATAGGTTCAACAATGATCCTAACTATTTCGGTTATCAACGCCAAGGAACTGATGGCTCTTATGGAGGTATTAATACGGATGAGAGGTTGAATTATTATAAGACATTCAATCCGGTCGCTTACGATGCTTATATGGGAGCTTCAGAGGGCGCTAGGGCTAGGGCATTGCAAGACGCTATCTACGGTCAGACAAGTAGCTGGATGGGCTTGGCTACGGCTGAGAACCCGATCATCGCCAACGCCGAGGCGCTTCGGGATTACACGACGCTCGTTTCCTTTGGCGGTGAGGATAGTCAAGGTAATTACCCGGAAGACAAGAAAGCCGCATATCATGATAGGATGAGAGACAATAAATTAGGTTTGTTTACCACATCTCGCCCTATGATCGGTCTAGACGTTGTTACAGAGGAACAGCATAAGGCTCTTAACGACGCTGGTATCACTCATTTCAGTCAACTGTTTTCTGACAAGAATAAAGATATTGTTAATAAGATCCTTGGGGAGGATATGCTTAAGATGCAGGCGTTAAGATCCATGAAAGGCATGGAAGGTCTTGACTTCATACTCGATCCCCACAAGGGGGCTCCCAGTCCTATGGATATAGGTGATGTGGAGGACCCCGATGTTAAGTTGGATATGCCTGAGCTTATTGATGCTAGTACCCTTCCTAAGACGAATACCAATACAAATACAGATAAGTCGGATAACAATAGGGGAGGAAGAAATATAGTAGGTGGTGGTCTTGATTTTCCTGAGGTGTTCAGGATGACTCCGGGAGCCGTGACAACGGAAGGTCTGGAAAGGCATTACGCTCCTACCGTGGATCCGGTGTTGAGATCGGCTGATCAGTATATGGTTGAGGCTAATCGTGCTTTCCAATCACAATTGGATCAGATGGGTAATGTCCCGGATTCCCAGAGAGGGGCTTTATCTTCCAATTTACAGGCTATCATGAGTTCCAATATAGGTAAGTATATAAATGAGGTAGAACAAGGGAATGTGGCTCAAAGGACTTGGGCTGATAATGTCAATTCTCAATCATGGGCGAATACTTACGACAAGAACATAGCCCAACGTCAAGCTTATCAACAACGGATATTGCAGGGGTTGGCTATAAATGACGAGAACTGGGCTAGGTATTTCGATAGCGTCAATGATGAGATCCAGCAGAAGTGGAACACGGCTACGACCATGAATACATTAAGATCTATATTTGGGGATGTTAAGATTGGCCCCAATGGCCAGTCGATTGCAGATCCTCAAGGAGATATATTGAGTTATAGGAGGTTATATCCCGCTCAGGAAGTAACTAAAAGCAAGAAAGGATAAAGGATGGCTTCACAATACAGTATATTAAGGAATTACGGTAAGTACGTATCACCCTACAACATGGATGTCATGATGCAGGGTATGGGATACATGCAACAGAAGATAGATACGAATCGGCAGGCTATAAACGAGTATGCTGATTATATTATCAATTCTGACATTATAAAACCTCAGGATAGGGAATATCTTCAGAATAGGTTAAATGGATTGATACAGGATGTGAATAACGTGTATCGTAAATCCAATCTAGCTTCTGATGGTATAGCTAGAAGCATACAAGCCCGTCTTGGAGAGGCTTTAGATACCCGTGTATTGAACGCTATCGCCGGTACCAGGGAGATTCGGGCTTTCAGCGAGAAGATGGAGGATATGAAGCTAAATAATCCTAAGATGTATAGTCCTATCAATGAGGCTGAGGCTTTCGCCGATGCCGTGGCATGGATGAATGACGGTCAGGTAGGAACACGTCTTAATCCTATACATTATACTCCTTATACGGATTATCACGCTGAGGTTGATGAGAAGATGAAGAACTTCATTTCCCTTAATAAGGGAAAGAAAGTCAATGTGCCGGTGATTGATGCCAATGGTAACAGGACGGGGGAGATGCGTGAGATGTACATAGATGAAATGAGTTACGCTCAGGTCAGGGATATAGCTATGGCTTCCATATCTGAGAACGGTAAGGCTCAGATGCAGTTAGAGGGAAGATATATGGCTAGGACAAACCCTGATTTATTTAACGTCCAAAGCACGTCTGATTTCTTAAAAGGATATATTGATGATTTTAGCGCCAAGGAAGAGTCTATACGTGCCAAACTCAAAGGGGTAGGTAACGATAAGATAAAGAAGGCTAAGCTGGAGTCGGAGTTGGCTGATATCACCAAGCAGAAAAATGATTTTCTGGAGGAGGCTGAGGGCGTTATCGGCAGCAACTACAGCCCGGAGCGGGCCGGCATGTTCATGGTACGGCAGCAGTTCCTTCGTGGTGTCGGATTGAGATGGTCTTATAATAACTCATATGAGACGCTGGGCGTAGATGAGTATTACTTTAAGGCTAACCAACAGATGATGGAAAGAGCTAGGTTTAACGAGACAAAGAGGCATAATCTGGCTATGGAGAAAGCCGCTTTAATGAAAGCCAGTAAATCGGGTGAATCCGGTGGTGATGGTGGTGGTAATAATACTGTTGGGCCTACGGTGGTTACGAAGAGCGATAATCTTGATGACGTGAATATAAGTGATGAGTTCATGAACGGATTTACGGCTAATGAGAAGGCTGTTAATGCTGGTATGAATAGCTTTGTTAAATCACTATCAGATGACGCCAAGAGAAAAATTAGCGCATGGGCGTCCGATCCTGAGAATAGTAATGTTGTCAAGAATATGAGTGATGATCAAGTCATCATGACTTATTTCAAGGCTAATGGCGGGTCTACGAATACGCTTCTTGATTACAATGGCAAGGACAGCTATATAAAGCTTCTTGGGTTAAACAACCAAAGGAATAAGTATAATAGGATCAATGAGGGATTCAATAAGGCTGAGGACGCTGTCTTGGATGGAGTTGATGCTATAGTCGAGAGAGAAGCTAGATCTATTACTGGATCTGGAATTGATATTAGTTATGGATATGGGACGTTTGATCTTGGAGATATTGTAGAAGAAGGGCATTTGGCTTTTTCTAATGAAGCCATAAAAGATATATCGTTAAAAGATTGGGCCAAATTATCCGCATATAGCTCTATCCTTAGTAATAGTGTAGAATTTATTAAGATGGGTAATGACCCTACGCATCCAGTATCATATAAAGGTATGAGTCTTGGAAGTGTTAATTCTGGAGAAGCGTCAGTAGTCCTAGGAAGAATAAATGATCTTATGGGAACCTCCTTAACATTGGATGATATACAGTTATTAGCTAATATGGGGGCTGGTCATTTTTCTACATCTGATTTATTTAAAAAGAATCTAAGTGAAGGGTTGAGTAATTATAACGAGAGGAATGCCGTTGTTGCTACAGCTATATATGATGAGATAAATAAAGAGAATGGGGATGTACTTAGGCATAAATGGAGCCGTGGCGATTTAGGAAGACTTGCTAGCGACGCTAAACGTGCCGGTGAGGATTATCTAAGACAATATCGTCATGAGTACGCTGAGCGTGAGTATATCTTCTCTGGTGATTATCCGTCTAAAAGCAAAGCCGAGTATGATTACATAAAGATTAGTGATCTATTCACTCGTGGTGGTGGTTTTATTCCTAAGGATAAGGATAATGCCAATACAAAGATAACATTTACTATATCTCCTATAGGTGATGGCAATTATCAGATCATTGGTAATAATGGAGGTGATGGAAGATCTGTTGTTGAGGTAAGTGAGGCTGATTTAGCCGCTAATGGCCTTACTTTTTATAAAGAAGATGTAAATATCCCATCCGAGACCTACGACTCTGGTGTTGTATCTATATCGTTTGCCAATTCAAGCGATAATGCTTATGGGAAGATGGCTAACGCTTTACAGGTAGGGCCTGTGGCTTATGCTAGTGGGGCTAAGGATATGACAATGTCTTATATAGATATGTTTACCAATGTCAATGATGGTAATATCAGAAAGAACCAGATGTTGATCGCCACTGATGTGTTGTTTGACAATACTTCTATGTATGAGCTTCGGGCTTCTGGATATAAGTATAATAATGGTTCTTCCGGCATAAATGTTGATATATACAGGAAGGGCGGAGTAGCGAATGGCAGTACTCCATTATATTCCATTGATCTGGATGGTGTGGCTTATGCTGATGAGGTAGCCAAGAAGGTTGATTTTTGTCCTCAATATTACTTGGTTATGGCATGGCAGCAGATACTTAGCAAGGAGAATGAAGTATATTGGAGAAGTGAAGGTAGATCTACTACGGATGATTTCGAGAGCTTCGTATCACCTATAGCTAGTATGATTGATCAGGAGATAAGAAACAGGAATAACGGAAATAGTAGAAGGTGATTATATATAATTTTACACCAGTTTTATATAGTCATGATTAACAAACGATACCGGAGGTACGCCGGGAATTGAAGCACGTGGAGAGACCTCTTTAGAATCGGTTTTGTGTAAGCGGATTCAACAATGTCCCGATGAAGCGTGAAAATATGCTTTTGGTGTAGAAAAGTATATAAGTACCTAGTGGAAATAATGGAAACAGTTAAAACCGATAATAATGCTACTAATGGAAGGGATCTTGCCAACAAATACGGGTATCCTACTATGAGCGTGGATAATATAAAGGCTGTTGGATCGGATCCCTATAATATACCGGATCGTGACTTACCTCCGGTATTGGATCCGTATTCTGCTTCCGAGAGATCAAAGTCCCAGATACCGTCATTGTCAGAAAGGATCAAGAATACGGTAAAGACTAATTATTATGATAACATGAAGCATATGTCCCCTTTGGGATATATGGCTTCTGATCAGAGTTACAAGGGTAGATTTAATCTCACCGGACCTGAGGTATCGTTAGAAGATTCAAGGTATCGTTTAAGTAGTGGAACATGGATTCCTAAATACGAGTCTTATGTACCCGGAGTGGATAATGATACACGTCTGTCAAAGACCCAAAGCAGGACTGAGAAATGGATGAGGGGATTGGGTAAGCTTGCCGGAAAAACCGCCTTATACGGATTAGGAGGCGTTATCCAGCCTTTTTATGGTATTTATGCCGGAGTATCCAAAGGTAATTTCAATGCTGTTTTTGATAATGATTTTACGAGATGGTTAGACGATCAGGATAAGAAGATGGATTATGGTCTAGCTCATTATTATAATCGAGAGGAGCGGGACATGAACTTTCTTCAAAGTATGACTACGGCTAACTTCTGGTCTAATGACTTTCTGTCGGGTCTGGCTTTTACCGCTGGCGCCATGTTATCATCCGCCGTATATTCCGGGGCCGGTCTGATGAACCTTGCTCGTACCGGAGCTAGGGCTGGGGTGGCTTTAGCTAGGATAGGTAAGGCCGCTTCGGACACCAAGAAAGCATTCGGCGCTTACCTTAGAGCCGCCCGTATCGGTCAGAGGGTAGGCAAGGGGCTGGATACCGCCCTATTCCTTGGCACGTCTACCTCATGGGAAGCTTCAGTGGAAGCCAGAAGTATGTTGATGGAGGCCGAGGAGAATTTCAGGCAATCTTATCGTAACGCTTACGGGAGGGAAGTCCCGTATGAGGAGCTTATGAGGTTCAGGGCTGACAATGCTGATGCCGCTAACGCCGTATTCGCCGCAAACGTCGGCATATTGTCATTATCCAACATAGCTATGTTTGGTGATATGTTTGGCATGGATTTGGGCGTGGATAAGTTCATAAAACGCAATATATTTGGCGTAGGGGCCGAGAGAATGGACAACGGTGCACTAAGGGCTATAACACCAAAGAAATGGCAGAAAATAGCTGGTAATACGTTTAATATCATCAAGCGACCGGTATCTGAGGGTCTGTATGAGGAAGGTCTTCAGGGAGTGGCTAGTAAATCCGCCGAGGATTGGGTAGAATCAAGATACAATCCTATGGCTATCCGGCAGAATATAGACTATATGGAGGCTATAAAGAACGGGTTCAAGGAGACTTACGGATCTAATCAGGGATGGAAGGAGATCGGCATTGGTATGATTATCGGATCGGTTATGGGCGGAAAGACCATTGGAGGTATAAAGGAATGGAGCCAAGACATGTCCCGCAACAAGGGAATGGTGGAGGCCTACAACACCAATGCCGGCGCCTTGACTACCGCCGCTATCCGTGCTATTCGTGGCAGTATGGCTCTTAACGCTCAATTATCTGGTGTAGACACATCGTACGAGAGTGATGGTAGGATCATAAATAAGGATTTTAGTGACGCCGTATTCAATCGTCTCCGTTATGATTCGGAGATGGGGATGTTGGATGATACCAAGGAGAATTTCAGGACGGTAGTCGAATCTATACCTAATAGCGATATAGCGTCCGATATGAATATGACGGATGAGCAGGTTAATGAGTATAAAGCCGATCTTGTCAATGAGTTTAATAAGAAGGTGGATAATTTCATTATGGCTAACAGATTCGCCGACTCCCTTACCGATGGTATATCCAATAGGTCGTTTAACGCCTATATCTCCAATATGGCTTATAATGGTCTTGAGGCTAAGGGTAATTTGAATGATATCGCTAACCAGTTAAATAGGTTGTATAAAAATGGTATAGGTGAAGCTCTTGATGTTTATTCTCATCTTAACCCTGATTCCTACGAGGCTATTGGCGAGCTTATGGGGCTTACGTCAAGAATGCAGGCACTTGAAAAAGGCATCTTAAGGCTTCAGCGGATGGTGATGGGTGAGGAACGGTTTGAGGGGAACAAGGATAAATTGGCTAAAAAGACTGATGAGTTAGCTAAGCTGACAGAGGATAAAATAGCCATTGAGAGGAAATTGGCCACGATGGTTAACTCGGAGGTTGATCTATCCTCCTTATTATTCCCCGATCGATCTGGTAGCCAGATTAGTGCTTCTGATTTAATGGCTGCGCATAACACTATAGCTGATTTTGAGAATGTAGTATCTATCCGTGGTGTCGAGAACCATAAGGAGGCAATGGCATTGCTTAGCGAGTATCGTCATAATCTAGTGGCTTATAAGAATATCAATGAATCTCTTCGCCGTATGCGTGATAAGAGATTTATACGGTCGCAGGAACGGGGATTTATGAAAATCTTGTCAAACGCATGGGGAAAGACTTATGAGGAGGATGATAGCAAGTATGATTTCAGGAATACTGATCATCCTGATGCCAATGCTCTTTACGCTAACGACCAAGCTATAGATAAGGCTTACCAAGATGGTCTTATAGGGGAGGATGAGGCATTTATGTTCAAGACTTATAATCATATGATAGCAAGGGCTATGGAAACGGATATCCAATCTGGTGATAATATTGTTGAGAATATCCCTGATGACGAGGACCTTATAAATCCTTCGTACGATAGGGCTGCCGATATCGCTATAAAGATCTGGAACGGCAATGAGGATATTCTGTCTCCTAGGGAGCGCCAGATATATGATAATAACAAGGATCGTATTGACGATTTCGTTAAAGGGTTTGGGGATAATCCTATCGCCAGACTCAATAAGATCAGGTCGATGATAGATAGGTTAAAGATCAATGGTGATGTTTCAGATAATATCAAGAATGCTATTGATAATATTATAGATGTAAATATTAATAGCCTTGATCAGGATCAGATCAAAGAAGCTATAAAGACTTATAATGACCTTATGAATGAGGCTGACAATGGCAATGAGGTTGATCAGGATAAACTTAATGAGGCTATTGATATTATCAATAACTATTCTGATGATCCTCTTCTTCAATTCGTGGAATGGATGAGGCTGTATGATAATGGAAGTATGGTCGTCAAGGATTACGATAAGTCTATACCTATGGGTGATGTTCTCACGGAGAGCGAACCCGGGACATCCACCGGCAGGACGGAGGTTAATGCCGCCCAGAATCCGGTGGTGTTGATGGCTCAAAAGAGGGAGATCGGTGGGGTCATGTATTATGAGGTAGGAGGAATGAGGCTTGACAGGTTTATGGCGGGATCCGGGCTTAAGGCTCTCGTCACGCCCGGTGAATATGTTATGGATGATAAGATGGTGATGGATTTTACTGATGGGACGAACATGTTCAGCGTTATTGAGTCCAAGAATCATTCAAGATGGATGATTAGTGAGGATGACGCTCAGGCTTTCGAGAACGCTACCGGTGTCATACTGGGGCGGCAGACCGCCTTATCGACCTCCAACTGGTTCATGGTGTATCGCAAGGGGCAGGATGGGTCTATTGTCCCTTATTATACGGGTGATACGTTTGGGTCTAATAACGAGTCGGTGAATCAGGAAGCAGCGGCTAGCCTTCGCAAGGGTGATATGGTAAGGTTTAAGATGGATATGTCAGATCCATACACCAAGGGACTGTATGATAAATACAATAGCCTTAACGCCGTTGATCCTAATTCTGATGAGACTAAGTCGGCTTACAGAGAGCTGGTTGATAATATGGTTATTAAGATCGTGGATAGTGATGGTAATTTTGTCTCGGTGCTAAAAGCCAATGATCCAGACTCAAAAGGGAGTAACGCTGATTTAAGGAGTATGGCCTTTGAGTTGTATAGGGATAATGTAGGATCTGTCGCTGGCGAGATTGATATACCGTTCGTAGGCACAGTTACCAGTGTTTTGCCGGGAAGACCTAATTTTAGCATAAGTGATGATAATGGTACGTTGATGGTATCCGAAAATGACTTTACCAATGAGACGGTTGGTAAGGTCGAGAGCGTAGGATATATAGAGAACGGGGAGGTTACGATGAAGGATAATATTAGGTATAACATATTCCCGTTCTGTACGGCTATCGTTAGGGACAAGTATGGTAATTATAAAAATTCGCGTATCCCGGTTGTAGCTATAAAGACAGGAAATGGAAGAAATTACCTGTACCCCGTAAGATTGAAAAATCAGGATATATCATCATTCTCATCCATGATCGGATCGATGGCTGATAGGATTATGGAAGGTCTAGGCGGAGGCGTAAGTATTGATGATATAATGGATCTTAATAACGCTATAGCCAGATCCGGGTTGGATAATAAGACATATATGATTCCGTTGACGGGAGACGTGGATGTTATCAAGAAACGGCTAGGGGCTGTCAAGGAAGCGGCTAGTAAGATGCCTATGACTACTGACGTAAGAGGGTGGATAGGCGATTCCAGGACTAAGGAGGATATTTTGATGAATGACGTTACGATCAACATCGATCTTAATAACGATCCTTTCATAGCCCCTAAGTTCAGGATGAGTATCAGGAGGGATGAGACGTTCTTCGAGGAGGTTGTGACCCCGTTCGGCAGCCTGTCTGACTTCCAATCGGGGTCCGCCTCGCCCGTGAAGGCTGCTGAGGATAGGTCTTTGGTTTCCGACGGTAACGTAGTATCCGGAGAAAATGAGGCGGAAAATCCTTGCTAAATTAAATATCTTGACTTATCTTTGCGGCGTCAGTCCATCACCTGACGAGTAAGATATTTAAAAGTTGGTCCCTGTCGGGTGTGTGATGGCCCCGGTGGGGACTCTTTATATTATGCAATTAGATGCTTTTTTACACCGGAAAATTATGCAAGACCTACGCATCCATCGAGTAAAGGTCTTGATGATGTTATACACCAGTAACTATTTTGTCGATGTCAGACAAAAGCAGTTGCTTGATCATACATACGCCTTAAGCAGGGATCAGGCTTTTGACTATATGACTGAGTTCAATAAAAGGCTTAGTGATAAGGTTGGTATAAAATGTACGATGGATGTACTTCTGCCTACCGATGACGATAACGCTAATATCATAATCGAGCACAATGGTATTATCAAGAAGTTGATGAAGGAGGCCGAGAAACTGGAACTTGATACCGATGCTATCAAAGCCATGATGCGTGATCTTCTTGACGAGTTGAAGGATGATATTGATCTTAATATCCTGATATTTGACGTAAGCCAGTTGCTTATAAAATACAATCTATTTAGGTTGGAGGCTATAACAGAGCAGGAGTTCAAGAACTCTTTTGTCAGAATGGATAGCAGGAATATGGAGATAAAGAAACTAACTTTATCTGATATCAAGAAGGTGGTGATGATGATGGAGGATAGGTATGATTACGCATTGTATATGACAGAGGAATATAATTGATTACATTTTTTGTAAAAATATATCCTGTTTGTTTGTAGTTTCAAAATAAGGTCTTATATTTGCGGTGTCTATCCGTTGCTAGACCAGAAGAAGATATTAATATCGCTTAGGCGTAGGCGATAAATGAGAGTCGCCAGTGGAGTAACGGACGCTGGTGGCTCTCGTTGTTTTTATATTATGGATAATAATTTAAAATTGTTTGAGAATCCTGATTTTGGGGATGTGAGAGTATTGTTGGATGAGAAGCATGAACCATGGTTTGTAGGTAATGATGTAGCTAAATGTTTAGGGTATGCAGATCCTAGGGATGCTGTAAGAAGGTTGGTAGATGACGAGGATTGTAAAATGCTGAGATTGTCAGAAGATAGGGAGGCCTACGATTTCACCCCTATTCACAATCAATATGTTAGCCAGATAAAGATTATTAATGAGTCTGGTATGTATACTTTAATTATGTCATCTAAGAAGGAGTTCGCCAAGAAATTTAAAAGATGGGTAACATTGGAGGTTCTTCCTTCTATTAGAAAAACAGGTTCTTATTCTATGCCATCTAACAATATGCCATCAAAGAATGAACTTCCATCTGATTATATAGAGGCATTAGAGGCTTTGCTTAAATCGGAAAAGGAGAAGCGTGCGTTAGCTGAGGCGAAGAAAGCGGCAGAGGAAGCCAAAAGGATATCTGATAATATCATTAAAGAACAAGCTCCTATGGTTGAGTTCGCTAAGACAGCCGAAATAGCCCAAGAGACAGATATGTTGATCAGAGAGGTTCGGGAGAAGTTGGAGGCTCATGGTTATGATATAGCGGAGAAGAATCTTCGTATATTGCTTGAGGATAATAAGTTCTTCGCTAAGACCGGTAAGAGGTGGTTGCTTTCCCAAAGGATGATAGATCGTGGTTATGCTCGTTACAGATATCGTGATGACGATGAGTTTTATGGAACTAACACTGTTTATGTAACTCCTAAGGGATTCCAGTGGATCGTGTCTAAGATATCTAGGGAATGGATGCCTAGGTTCTTGGAATTAAAAGGCAGGGTTCTCAGTAGATCAGATAAGGATATTTTCGCTAAACGATAAACTCCATTTTTTATAATTTAGGATTGAGTTTTTGCCTGTCCGTGAGGATCGGCAAAACGATTTGTACTTTTTCAGTAGAAACATAGGTTTGTTATTATTGTTATTTGGCTCCCGTCCGCTCGTGAGAGTAGGCGGGATTTTATTTATCTTTGTAACAAAACGATTTAGCAATGGGAAGATCTTGTTATGTTATAAAAAATAAGGAAGGTGTGGTAGATAATGTCCTTGCCCCGAACGACCAACCATCCGGGTTATACCAAAGGGCTATGGAGGTGCTTGGCGACCAGAAGCAGGCCTTATCGGTCTGGGGTACGGCCTACTCCCCCGACTTCGTGTCTTTCTTTGGCGATTGGATGTCCATGCCATCAGAATATGATCTGGATAGTAATGGGGAACCTAGGTATGATGATGTTATGTCATTTATCAAGCGAAAGAACTATTTCGCCGGCAATTTCATGGCCGATGAGGTTAAGGATATCAATAACACCCTTACTTCCTTGGGCGTTGATAATATCAATGATCTTAATGATATGATCGTATCTAACTTCCTTTCCGGCGGTGATATATTCCTCAATAGGTACAATCTTGAGCGATCTGGGATGTATGACGCCGATGAGATTGATAATATCATGACCAACCGATCGGCGTATGATCGGGTAAGGGATATGATGAGGAGGATTGTCGATTTTATGTCTGACGGGGATCTTAATGAGAAGGATATGTATTTCCTGTCCTCCGAGTCAGGCCTTGGTGATGATTATATGATATATGAGGATACATATGACTCGTTAGGGAAGAGAAGAGCCTTGAATCCAATGGAGGTAAGGGATACGATCATGAGGGCGGTAGGCGGTATCAGCGACCGCCGGGAGTTCGATCAGGCTTTCGCCTCCGTTCCCTACCCTTCCTTGGCGCTCCGGTATCAGGAGGATCAGGATTACGCCGATCGGATGTATGACACGTATCGTAATATGACCCGTATGGAGGTTAGGAATCAGGATGGAAATACGATTACCGACTCACACTATTACAATACCATACCATATATCAGTATGCCTAAGGATATGAAAGGTTTAAGGGATAAGGTTGGTGAGATAATCGATATGGATGATTTTAAGGACATCAAGGACGTTTCCGGGCGTCTATATTACATAGCTATGGATCTTGCCGACATGGGCGTGGATATAAGCGAGGCGATCAGCGATGAGATGGTTATATCCAGACCGGAGGATATCCGTGATCTTATGGCGTCGCTGGATGTCATGTTATCTTCCATACAGGCCGGCAATCCGGTATACGATAGCTTTATCTCCGATCTTGACAGGATAACAGGAAAAGGGAACCCGATATATGAGGTTCAGGATATTTACCCTACCGGTGATAGGATGGTGTATGTAAGGTCCGGGAAAACATCCCCTTCCGATATGTATGATAGGAGCATGTTGTATATGGGTAGGAATACGTACCATAACACAGCCCCGATAACCGACACCGATCAGGCCTATGAGATGCTGGCAGATATCGGGATAGAGCGGCCCTCGTACTTGCCGGCTGGCGTGGTTCCCGCCGGGGCTTCCCGTTCTGATATTGGCGTGGTCATGGATAATATAAAGAAGTTGGTTATGTCCAATATCTCATCCTCAAATACCGAAAACATGATCCTTACCAGATTGATATACCAGCATCCCGTAACTCCTAAGATGGATGATGTCGATATTGATCGGGAGTTCAGGAGATACGAGGCTAGACAGGGAAAGGATCGGGATTTTATCAAATCCTGCACCTCGTTGAGGAAGATCCAGGTCAAGGAAAGGTTAAAAAAATCGGATTTATATAATAATGTCTTACGTTTCCTTGATTTTAATGGATCTTATAATGTATCTTTGAACCACCATGACAGAGGTACGTTAAAAAGCATGGAGATGTCGTTGCCGGAAGGTCAGGTAAGGGATCTTCTGTTTGACGTGGCTATCGAGTCCGGTGACAGTAGCATGAGAAACCTTTTCTATCTGGATAGACAGGATAGGATGATGGATGCCGGGTTTTATAGGTATCTGTACCAAAGGAATCCGGGCCTGCTCCGGGAGGTCAACGGCGGTGTCGAGGTGAGACCGGACGGTTCGTTCTTGGCTCGTGGAAGGTATGATGATTTCGTGTCTTTCCAATCTGGTCTATATGAGAAGGTGGGTGAGACGGTTAATGGCGGGATATATAGCTTCGTGGATAATTTTATATATTCGGACCCATCATCATATCAGGATAGTATGGTACGAAAGATAGGTGACGTTACGGTAAGAAGTGACGATAACCGCCTGTCAAGGATAGAGGATGATCCCTCGTCCAGTAAGATAATTAATGAATACACTGCTAATACAAATAAGTTGATGCGAGTTTTTTCGTGTAGCTAATCTCTCTTTGACGTCGTGAGACGTTTTCTTTCGAGCATTGAAACATTGAATTTATGGATTTGCATGAATCCGGGCCGTAGTGATGCGTTCCGGATTTTTGTTTCATATCAGTTATTATTAATCCCATTTACAAGACATGACGTGCCTTGATGGTGACATATATCACGATCCTAGGATTATTAATTTTTGAACTTTGTAACGCCCACTATCAGGTGGGCTTATTATTAATTCAAAAATAAATAGACATGGGTACAAGTGGAGACAAAATCGTGCTGTTAGACGGCATGGGTTCCGGTAGCGGTAGCGCCGCTAACGGTTTATTATCTATGATTCCGGGTATGTTTACCAGCCTTTTGGGTGGAAATAAGATGGATCCTAATTTGGTGGCGGCGTTGATGAACGGCCGTAACAACCAAGACCAGTTCGGAGGAGCCAACGGCTGGTGGTTGTGGATTATCGTCCTGTTCTGGTTATGGGGTGGACGTGGATTCGGAAATGGTTTTGGTGGTAATGGAAATGATTGTTGCGCTAACGGTCTTCCGGCTCAATTGAACAACGACTATGGCCGTGAGTTACTGATGCAGGCTATCCAAGGCAACAGAAGCGCTATTGATCAGATCTCTAACGCCCTTAACTGTTCTACCTCTCAATTACAAAACGCTATCTGTAACGTACAAGGCGCTATTGATAAGGTGGCCGGTCAGGTAGGTATGACTTCTCAGGCCGTTATCAACGCCGTACAGCAACAAGGATGTGAGATCGGTAACCAGATTAGCGCATGTTGCTGCAACTTACAAAGCGCTATGGCTAGTGGATTTAACAACATCCAACATTCGTTAGACACCGTAGGATGTAATATCCAGAACGCTATCACCCGTCAGGGATATGAGAATCAGTTGGCTATTACCGGTCAGACGAACGTATTGCAGAACAACTTGACTAACGGCTTCAATAACGTTATTCAATCCAACCAAGCCCAGACTCAGGCGTTGGCTGCTAAGATAGATCTTCAAACTCAAATCATCAATGACAAGTTCTGTCAACTTGAGATGCGTGAGATGCAGAATACTATCCAACAGCTTCGTGAGGAGAAACAGGCTTTGGCTACTTCCGCCATCACCCAACAACAGACACAGAACATTGTTAGCCAGTTAGCTCCAAAGGCTCCGATTCCTGCTTACGTCGTACAGAACCCGGGCTGCTGCTATGCTCCTACCGTAAGGGTGGCTAACGAATGTGGATGCGCTTGCGGCACTACTAACGCCGTATTATAAGAAAGGGGGACAATATGGCTGATTTCAGAGGATATATGATCGGCTCATTCGCCTCCTACCGTCTTGATAGGGGAGGTATCTCGGTAGTAGCCACTACTGGAAAGGTATCTGACGCTTCTGCGGCCGAACCTACGGTTGATTTTGGCATCAATCCGTGTCAGTGGAACTCACTGCCTCCAGAGGGGATATTGTTATGGAAAGTCCGTCATCCGGTAACTGAGACCGAGGCTGATTATCCGGCCACGATCGTCCTCCCGTCCGGCTTATCCACCACCACCCCTGTTACGGTATCCAACGCCGGGGTTATCGTCAACAAGACACCTATAGTGGATAAGGTTGGGGCACATATGACAGGGCAGGATATTACGACTCCCGTGGCATCTGGTGACCCTGTGGTAGGGGCTTACACCGAGCATCTCGTGTATTACAACAAATGCACCGGCGTGTTCAGGATGTTAGGTCATACGGCTACGGCCCCTAGCGCGTGAATTTACTAAGAAAGAATAGGGAGGGTAACCTCCCTCCCATTAAAAAAGATCGTTATTATGTTTAAGGATTTAAAGAAAGGATATCAGGTTTATACGTTGGACACCTCAGGGGTTCCTAAATTCTTTATGGGTACGGTGGTTAACGTCTCGGAACCTAGGTTCGCCCAATCCCAGCTAGGTCAGTACCAGCAGCTGCAAGATCGGGTTATGGACCTTACTATAGAGGTGGACGGGAAGTCTATGACATACGTAGTTCCAGAGAATCAGAACGTGGCTATGGCCAACGGCATTACGCTAGCCTGCTCCGTGGATCCGATAATGAACCACCTGAACGCCATGAAACGAACCAGTACGGATATCGTGAATAGCGTGGATAAGAATAAGGAGATCATAGAGGCATGCGATAGTATCTTGGAAGATATCAATCCCACTTTTAAGCAGACTAAGGATCAAGACCGAAAGATTAAGAATCTTGAGGAGAAGGTCGATAGGATGGGGTCTTCTTTCGATGAGTTAAAAGAGTTGTTAATTAAAAAATTAGGTTAATATGAGAGTTATAGATTTAGGCAACGGCCAAGAGGAATATGATGATGAGATCTACGACCGCAGAGGTGGTAGGGGACGCTCACGCCGCTCCGATGGGACTTACATGGGTTATGGTGGTGGAATATACGACCATTTCGGCAAGGAGCATGAAGAGAGAATGGAAGAGCTAGAACGTCGTGAACGTGATCTCGAAAGACGTGAGAGGGAATTGGAACGTGACGAGCGGGAGCTTGAGAAACGTGAGAAACGCCATGAGCGTGAGGACGAGATGTATCGCAGGGGATGGTTCGGTGAGCGTAACATCCGTGACGAGTACGAAGGTACCGAGCCGTATATGCGCAGGGGACGCAGGAGTCGTTACTACTGAGGAGCAGACGCTGATGACCCGGATTATAAGCGGTACATAGACACCCATGGATATCACTTTTCCAAGGAGTTGGCTAGGGA